GTTGAACATTAAAAGATGTCAGAAGTTCAACTACTCAGTCTGAGGGTCACCCTATCAAGTCGTTAGTCCGTTGCGGGTGTACAATGGACAAAGAGTTTATTCCTGATAGCTCAGATGGTAGAGCAGCTGACTGTTAATCAGCGGGTCCGTGGTTCGAGCCCACGTCAGGGAGCCAAATATTATTGCGGGGTAGAGAAGAGGCATCTCGTCTGGCTCATAACCAGGAGATCGGAGGTTCGAGTCCTCCCCACCGCAACCAAGTTTGGGACCTTAGCTCAATTGGTTAGAGCCCCCCGCTCATAACGGGTCGGTTATAGGTTCGAGTCCTATAGGTCCTACATAGAGAACATGAAATGTATAAATAGTACTGAAGAGGTAAAACTATAGGTGCATTTCATGTTCTACACTATATACAAGATCACAAATAAAATAAATGACAAGATCTACATAGGTAAACATCAGACCAAAAACTTAAACGATGGTTATATGGGTTCTGGTAAACGTCTTCGACATGCTATTTCTAAGTATGGAATAGATAACTTTGAAAAAGAAATACTTTTTCAGTTCAACAATGAATCAGAAATGAATGTTAAAGAATCCGAATTGGTCACACAAGAATTTTGTTTAAGAGAAGATACGTATAATCTTTGCCCTGGTGGCAAAGGTGGCTGGGGTTATATAAACGAACATAACTTAACTCCAAGATTTACCGGAAAAAAGCATAAAGAAGAATCTAAAAAGATTATATCAGAAAAAACTAAGTTGGCTATGAGTTTAGGAATTTTAAAACCATTTAGTTCATCGACAAGAGCTGACTGGACCGGTAGAACACATAGTGATAAATCAAAAGAAAAAATAAGTAATTCCATGAGTGGGAAACAAGTAGGACAACAAAATTCTCAATATGGTTCATATTGGGTTACAAACGGTATAGAATCAAAAAAAATCAAAAAAAATGACCTTATTCCAGAAGGGTGGAATAAAGGAAGAAAAATGAATTGATAATGTAAAATATGGTACTGCCCGTCTTAAATGCAGTTAAATCGCCGGCCTAGTACCCGGTAGAGCCGAACTCATTGGTTCCTTAGCTCAGTTGGATAGAGCAACTGCCTTCTAAGCAGTGGGTCGAGGGTTCGAATCCTTCAGGGACCGCCAATATACGGGAGGTTAACTCGGCTGGGCCGGGACTCGCCTTGAAAGCGATGGGTACGGTTAGGAGCCGTATGGAGTTCGATTCTACCATCCTCCCGCCAAAGTTAAAGGATCGGTTCAGCAAACCAAAACGCTAAAATGTTATGATAGTCTTAGCGGACAAAAACGATCCTGTTATTATTTGGGCTCTTAGCTCAGCTGGGAGAGCGCCTGCCTTGCAAGCAGGAGGTCAGGAGTTCGATCCTCCTAGGGTCCACATAGAGAACATGATTCATATAAATAGTAATGTCAATGAAACTATCGGTATGAATCATGTTCTACACAATCTATAAGATCACTAATCTTCTTGATGGTAAGATCTACATCGGAAAACATCAAACCAAAAACTTGAATGATGGTTATATGGGTTCTGGAAAGTATCTTAAGCATTCTATCGCTAAACATGGAATCGAGAATTTTGCAAAAGAGATTCTCTTTCAGTTTGACAGCGAAATGGATATGAATGCTAAGGAAGCAGAATTAGTTACTGAAGAATTTTGTAAAAGAGACGATACATATAACATCTGCCAAGGTGGCAAAGGCGGATTCAATTATCTTAATTGGTCAGGCCAATCTAACATCGGTTGGAAAACAAACGGAAAAGATAACGCGTTAAAAGGCGGTAAATCTTTTGCTAATCGTCTTGCAAACGACCATGAATTTAAGAAAGAGTATCTATCCAAAAGACAAAACTTTGTTTATTCGAAGGCTTTTGCTGGAAAGAACCACTCAGATGAAACGAAAAAGAAAATCGGTGAAATCAATTCCGTTTTACAGTCTGGCAACTCAAACTCACAGTTTGGAACAGTCTGGATCACCAACGGTATAGAAAATCGAAAAGCTAAAAAGAATGATCCGATACCAGATGGTTGGCGTCTAGGTAGAAAGATAAAAGTTACGATGGTTGTGTTAGAGTCTTGGTTGTCTTAACACATAAACTAGCAAGAGGTACGGGTCGCTACCGTCTCTCACTATTCCATCGTATTCATATTGGCCTGTTGGTAAAGCGGTTAATACGTCTGCCTGTCACGCAGAAGAACACCGGTTCGATCCCGGTACAGGCCGCCATACAAAACAATTGACTGGAAACCAATCATGATTGAATTCTTTTTAGATTGGGGATCTGATCCAAAGTCATACATACAAGGTTATTTTCAGAACAGATGTTTAGTAGTAAAATACAGTAATACTCTAGTAGCATTTAATTCAGTATGGCAGACTATTGAATTTGAAGGCCATGTTATAATTGTAGAATTAAAACCTGGAGAAACCCCCGACATTTTTTCCATTAAGACTGCATATGGTTGGGCTGTAACTAACGGCCCAAACCCAATAGTAGTAGAAGAAGCACAAACAGGAACGCTAGTCGTTTGTCCGGAATTAATCGGATAATAAAACATTGCGGAATTAGCTCAGTGGTAGAGCAGGTGCTTTACACGCATCTGGCCGGGAGTTCGACCCTCTCATTCCGCACCATTACTGCCCATGTAGGCCAATTGGTAGAGTCGGCGCGCTTAGAACGCGTATGTTGGGGGTTCGAGTCCCTCCATGGGCACCAATTCAAAATGAGGATGAGATGTCGAAAGTACCGTACACGATTGATGTGAACCGTTACATTTGTTCCGAACTTGATACCATCCGTAAGATGTTCGAGACCTATGACTTCTCGATGCTGAAAGCGACTGTTGAGCGCATCCAGTTCCACGCTTCCTCGATGGAAGAAGCTCTGTATCGATACGAAGGTATCAAATACACTCTTCGCAATGACGTCGACTCTGAGACTGTTACTGACGCAGAGTTCCGCGAAAAGGCGAAACGAGTTCTCGAGCAACTGAAAGACAATCGTAGATAACGCCCTTGTAGGCCAATTGGCAGAGTCACCGGCTTCAAACTCCGGAAAGTGTGAGTTCGAGTCTCACCAAGGGCACCAACAATAATGGAGGATAACATGGCTTATTGGGGCTATCACGCAATGTTCGACTGCGCTGCATGTGACATTGACAAAATTACAAGCAAAGAAAACGTTTACAACTTCATTAAAGAGTCTTCATTCAGATGATCGAGACGAGCAATATCTCTGGGCATCTTGTTGACTCAAATGGTGATGCATACATTGACATCTTCTCGTGCAAGACTGTTGACGTAAAGATTGCAGAAGAGCTTATCACTAAGTACTTCAGCCCAGAAAAGATCAGATTGAACTTCCTTACTCGATCTGCTGGATAATACTGGATGCGTGGGTGAGTGGCTTAAACCAGCGGTTTGCTAAACCGTCGATCCCGAAAGGGGTCCGCAGGTTCGAATCCTGCCGTATCCGCCATAAATATAACAGATCCTCAAAGTATGGATGGTAATTCCTAGCTGGTGCGGGAGGCCGCCTGGAAAGCGGTTCGGAGAGCAATCTCTTTGGTTCGATTCCAATGCTGTCCGCCATACAACAACAATGAGGTGATGTTATGACTGAAGTAATTACCGACGACGTAGAAATCCGTATCGAAAAACCTTCTCGCAAAGATCGATTCCAACGATCACTCGTCGCTCGAGCGCATCGTAAATTGGTCAAAGCCATTAAAGCGATTCGAGAGTCTCGCGAAGAACGAGAAGAAGAACAACTACGGCTGAAGCACTTGCACCTCATGCAAGATCAAAAGAAAAAAGTGCGAAAAACTAAAAATAGTAGTTGACATTGCTTTCAAAAGGTATATATTGTAATAGTAAGGAACGAGAAAACCAAGACGATCCGAGATCATGACGGTAGAAGTTCTAGTTAATCATCGGGCAGGGATAACCCCATAAGACCCGACTATAAATAGTGTTGTAACGAGTACTCTGTTTTCACGTGCATCCCGTAGATGAGGGTCGGCCACCCAAACTTTACTGAAATATGCAATGCGCTGGGGTGTACGTGAAAACAGAGATTGAAGTTAAGACGACACCATGAGAAGACGAGTTGGCACGTAGAAGTTGAACATTAAAAGATGTCAGAAGTTCAACTACTCAGTCTGAGACGAGTTGGCACGTAGAAGTTGAACATTAAAAGATGTCAGAAGTTCAACTACTCAGTCTGAGGGTCACCCTATCAAGTCGTTAGTCCGTTGCGGGTGTACAATGGACAAAGAATTCATTCCTCGTTAGCTCAGTTGGTAGAGTATCTGACTGTTAATCAGAGTGTCGTTGGTTCGAGCCCAACACGAGGAGCCAAAATTTATGTCGGTGTAGCTCAATGGTAGAGCGGCGGTCTCCAAAACCGCGCGCAGTGGGTTCGATTCCTACCACCGATGCCAGAATATCCGGCATTAGCGCAGCCTGGTAGCGCGCTTGATTTGGGATCAAGAGGTCGCAGGTTCGATCCCTGCATGCCGGACCAAGATTTAGGATCGATTCAGCAATCAATAGCTCGGATATAGCAAAAAGACGATCCTGTTCTAATATGGCCCTAGAGCATGACCAGGTTATGCATGTGCCTCTAAACCACCGAATGTGGGTTCAAATCCCACTAGGGCCACCAAGAATTCGACGTTATAGGTAACCCATGAGAGTAAACGAGACAACTCATGAATTCTTATATTAGCTAGCGCCGTATATGCTGGTAAAACCGATAAAATCCTTCTCAGGACGTGCATATGTTAGAGTCGAATACCTACTACAACAAAGGAGAAACACTATGAAAGAATTTAATTCGTAGATTACTAAACCACCCTAATTGGGTCCAACATTATGAAGCTAAACTGAATTACCCAATTAGGAGAATAAAATGTCTGTAGAACTTAAAATTAAATCGAAACACCTTTCCGAAGAAGCTCGTATCATTCGTTTTGAAGAGCGGAAATTTCGTAAACAAGTTGATTGGTTGAAGACCCATCAGCAAACTTACGATAAAGAACATGCCACTATGATGTCGTTAAAACAGCATCGTCGCTGGGATGTTCGCAATGAGAATAGGGCTACCTTCCTTGCTCGTACATATCTCGCTGGTAAAGATTACAAGACTGTTGAACACAAGTGTAATGATCTTGCTGTGTTGCGCTGCTGGATCTTTCCACGTCTTTGTGAAATGGTTAACAAGTACGGTCCACCTGCCGACAAGCTAAGCAAAAAGTGGAATAGAGAACGTATGCGTTACGAATATGACCCAGAACCTTGGAAAGAACACGAAAAGAAAGTGTTAGGTTGGTTAGGACTTTAATAAATACTATTTGGATGGATACTGCAACCAAGCTCAGTGTAAGCAATTACACATTGGCAAAAGGTTAGATAGTATCGTCGAGGTCCACAGACCATCCAGTCAATTAATTTGTGGATAGTAAGCGATATAGAAGCTAACCCATCGAAATGTAAGATGAAGGCCTGGTGTATTAGCCGGCGAAACATGACAGCTCGGAGAGACGAGCACAAAATTGCAATAAACTAGTTGACATTCTGATCGAGTTAGTATAGACTATCCATATAACCAAAAGAGGTACTCTCTATGCTAACTCGTGAAGAACTCGAAGACATCATGAACAACCAACCATATGGCGCTGGTAAACAATTGATGAAGAAAGGCTTTAGGAAGTCTACATTCATTGCTACTCCGTACAAAAAGAATGTACTCGAATCGATTAAGGTAACCGTATTTAGTACAGATAAGAATGCGTTTTCGGATGCACAACTACGATTCTACTCCACTCATGCAAAAAATATCGAGTATGATGGCGTTGAGTGGAAGCGTCAAGTATAAATAAGAATAACGCGGGTAAGGCTATGGTAGCCAGGCAGCCTTCCAAGCTGTAGGAGACCGGTTCGATTCCGGCTACCCGCTCCAAAATAACGCTGCCATAGCTCATCAGGTAGAGCAGTTGCCTTGTAAGCATCAGGTGCGGGGTTCGAGTCCTCGTGGCAGCACCATTCACGCTGACGTAGTATAGTGGTATTACAATGGCTTCGTATCCCATCAATGAGAGTTCGATTCTCTCCTTCAGCACCAATCGTAGCGGCTAGAGTTTGTCTCTGGCCGCTTTGTAGTTTCAAAAGAGGAAAACATGCCAGAAGAAGTCAAAGAAGAAACCAAGGAAACTGAAGAAATGTTCATTGATGGTATCGAACATCTGTGGGAATATTATGAAGACGGAAAGCTAGTTAAATTCGAAGAACTCAGCAAAACTGGTCACACTTCATATTACACGGCATGAACATCGATCAGTTAGTCGAACTTGCGCATGAGATCGAGAACGGCGATCCTATTGATTGGGGAATGATTCCCATCAAAGAAGAAGATGCTTATCGAAAGATGGCAGAGCAAGTAATTGAAATGATGAAGAGCCATAATCCGGCTGATCGCCAAACTATAGCTCTTGCTGCATTAACTAAACTTTTAGTAGAGAACTTTGTTCTCAATTACCATCTGATGGTTTCGAATTCACCTTAACAGCGTTATACGCTTGTGCACCGTAGAACGCAGCTACGATCGCTGCGACTGATACGAAGTAAGTGGGAGCAATATCACCTAGAACTGTAGCAGCATGATCTAATCCATAGCATGCTGCGATTACAACTGATATAGGATACAATAGCATTCCAAAGAGTGCGAACCAAGCCATCTTACGCTGAGCATCTTCTCTCTTGTCCTCATTCTCAATCTTTAGTTGTTTTTCTTTCATATTCAACTTTTCATCCACCACTTCACATTCGTCAAGTTTAATATCTTCTGACATGTTGTTTCCGTTACTTTGAATTTGATCGGTAAGTACCATCCCAGTTTGATGGCGCCTTTCCGCTCTTAATACGATCATACATTGCATCATAGTATCCATTTAGACCGGGAGAGACTGCTCTTGCTTTTTCTAAATGAAAAATCGCAGTCGTCCAATTACCATCGTAATAGCTTCTTAAGAATGCTGAATGTTCTTCTGTTTGAGCATGGATCGTGTAGATCTTTACACCAACGGTCTTACCTTTTACAGCGATACGATCGAGTTCACATACGTCAAATTCGTCTCTTACTTGCTGAGCAGTCACCGGCCCAAGGATCATCTTCACACCGTATGGTTTTGACTGCCCTTCAAGACGAGATGCTAGGTTAACACCGTCACCTAAGCAAGTATAATCAAAGCGCTGAGAAGAACCCATATTGCCCACAACCACATTAGCAGTATTAATCCCAAGTCCCATTCCAAAAGCTGGCACACCTTCTTTAGCAATTTCTTCATTGAACTTCTCCAAGTCTTCGAGCATAGCGAGCGCAGTTCTTACTGCGTTCTTTGCGTGTTGAGAGTCGTCAAGAGGAGCATTCCAAAAAGCCATCTGTGCGTCACCAATGTATTTGTCAAGAGTTCCTTCATTCTCAAGAATCTTGGCAGTCATGGCTGTCATATAACGGTTCATGATCTGTGTTAATCCTTGAACATTTTCTCCGTAGTGTTCAGAGATAGTAGTGAATCCGCGAACGTCTGTAAACATGATCGAGAGTTCACGAGTCTCTCCACCGAGCTTGAGTAAATCAGGATTCTTTTGTAGCTTTTCAACCATCGCTGGAGATAGGTAAGTACCAAACTGTTTCTTGATCTGCATCTTCGCGAAGTATTCTTGGCCATACTTTACACCGTAGACGTGCGCAAAGACAAGGATCGACATCAGTGCCGGAATCGCGGTGTTAATTAATACAGAACTTGAAGCAAACAAGTAGAACGGATATGCAATTGCTCCAACAACAAGCACGATAGGAAGCGCCCAACCGAATCTTACATAGCTACTCAACACGATCATTAGACCAAGACCCAGGATAGCAGCTAGCTTATAGAGT